CGTTGGTCAAAAAAGAGGTAGGAAACCAAAAGTAGAGGAATAATATGTCATCGACAATGCTCGAACTCATGCAACAAACATCTAGTGAACTAGGTCTAGTTGCACCAACTTATGTCGCAGGCAATACCCAACAAGATGTAATTCAGTTATTAGCTTTAATGAATCGTGCTGGTTATAACCTGATTAAAGAATACGATTGGCGAGCATTGCAAAAGGAGTATCGTTTCTATACACAAGCTATTAGTACGACTGGCGATGGTGTTAATGGTTCTTACAATCTGTTAAATGTAGCAAATACAACAGGTTTAAGCACGAAATGGCAAGTAACTGGCACAGGAATACCACAAGATTGTTCTATTGTTTCTGTGTCTGGTTCTACTGTCACGCTTAATCAACCATTACAAGCAACTAATGTCGGTATAGCACTTACATTTGGTCAGATGGAATATGATTTACCATCTGATTACGAGACTATTACTGATAGAACTCATTGGGACAAAACAAAACATTGGGAAATGCTCGGGCCAGAGGATGCACAGCAATGGCAATGGCTTAAATCGGGTTATATTTCAACAGGCCCAAGAGTAAGATGGCGAATCTATGGCGAGTATTTTCATATTTGGCCATTAATGAACACACAGGAGTATCTAGGATATGAATACAGATCAAAAGGGTGGGCTGAAAGTTCAAGTGGAACTGTTAAAAACAGCTTTACTGCTGATACTGACACGACTTTCCTTGACGATACAATCATGGTGCTTGCTACTAAACTCAAGTTCTTCCAAATTAAAAACTTTGATACTACAAGCCTACAACAAGATTACGAAAGGTACTTGAGTGTAGCTAAAGCAAACGATAAGGGTAGTGCTACATTGAGTTTTGCACCTTATCCAAGCAAGGTATTGATAGGGTATGCAAACATCCCCGATACTGGGTATGGCTCATGATTCCACAAAAGTTTAGGGCTAAGACTGCTAGTATTCCATCACCTATTGGAGGTTGGAACGCTAGAGATTCATTAGCTAATATGGATGCTATGGATGCTGTTACCATGAATAACTGGTTTCCTACACCTACAGATATTACTTTTAGGAAAGGTTACACCAAGTATTCAATAGGTATATCAGGTAAAGTCAATACTTTGATGAATTACTCTAGTCCTACAGGAAATAAACTGTTTGCAGTAGGTACTTCAATTATTTATGACGCATCTACAAGTACAGCAACAAGCGTATTTACAGGACTTACTAATAATAGACTTCAGTATGTATCTTTAACTAACTCTGGTGGTAGTTTTCTAGTAGCGTGTAATGGTGCAGACCCAGTCCTAGTCTATAACGGAACATTTTGGTCTTATGTAGCTACAACATCGACTGCACAGACTATATCCTCAATAACAAATGTAACAACTACAGCTACTTTAACAACAGCAGCTAATCATGGGTTAGTAACAGGTAATCAAGTCACAATTACAGGTGCAGTTCCAAGTGCATATAATGGAAACTTTAGAGTTACAGTTACAGGTGTAACGACATTTACTTATACGATGGCATCAAACCCTGGTGGTTCTGCATCTACAGTAGGAACATACACAGTTTTAGGGATTACAGGAGTTAATTCAAATACATTTATTGGAGTTAATCTCTTTAAAAACAGACTGTATTTCACGCAAAAAGACACGCTAAATAATTGGTATATGCCTGTTCAAAGCATAGGTGGTGCAGCAAGTCAGCTAGATTTCGGTAGTATTGCAAGAAATGGTGGCTATTTACAAGCAATGGCAACATGGACAATAGACGCTGGCGAAGGTGCAGACGATTACGCTGTATTTGTTACATCTAATGGTGAAACAATCGTTTATTTAGGTACTGATCCTAGTAGTGCATTGACTTGGGCATTAAAAGGAGTCTGGCAATTAGGTCAAACATTTACCAGAAGATGCTTTTTTAAATGGGGTGGTGATGTTTTATTACTAACTCAAGATGGACTTGTACCACTTGCTAGTGCTTTACAGTCATCAAGATTAGACCCTAGAGTTAATCTTACAGACAAAATTTATTATGCTGTAAGTCAAGCAGCTAGTTCTTTTTCAAGTTTACCTAATTGGCAGATTTCGTATTACGCTGGTGAGAATATGCTTATTTTGAACATTCCTACAGATATAGGGATGCAACAATATGTCATGCACACAATTACAAAGTCATGGGGACAATTTACAGGTATTGAGGCTTATACATTTCAGATGAGCAATCAAGATATGTACTTTGGTGGCGATGGCTATGTAGGTAAGTTTTGGGACACATTCGCAGATAATGGTGCGAATATAGTTGGTCAAGTTCAACAAGCATATAGCTATTTCGAGACTAGAGGGCAACAAAAGAGATTCACAATGGTAAGACCTATGCTATTGACAGATAATGGTGTACCGACTGTTTTATGCAATGTATCGACTGACTTTCAAGAACAAAATAACTTAGGTGCAGTACAGTTTAACCCTGGTGCTTATGCAATAGGTAAGTGGGATTCAGCGTTATGGGATCAAGCAACATGGGGTGGAACATTGACAATTAATAAAGATTGGCAAGGAGTAACAGGAATTGGTTACTGTGCAGGGTTAAATTTAAGTATTGCAAGTCAAGGAATTGAAGTGCATTGGACATCTACCGATTTCGTAATGGAAGCTGGTGGAGTTATATAGTTTTTTAAGAAAATCGAGTATAATCGTTAAAACCGATAACTTGGTTTCTTTTAACAGGAGAGAGTTATGGGTTTATTTGATCAGCAACAGCCAAATCAAGGGTTAATGGGGTTAGGACAACCACCACAAGCACCATATAATAATGGGAAACTAAGATACGATAGTTATGGTAGTGACTCTGTTATGCCTCAAGGTTATATGCCTTTAATGCGTAATAATTTTGGTGGTGCAGGGGTTAATTTTAATATTCCTAATGGGCAACCACAGCCTATGCCAAGTCCTCAATATTTAACACCAATAAGTTCAAATATTGATAATGTAACAGTACCATCTTCTGTGTTACAAGGTTATCAACAACCTCAAGGCAATAGGCCTGAAATAGGGCAACCTTTAGGTCAATTTAATCCTGCAACTACTTTACCTGATGGAACAAGAAATAGTGAAGGTGGGAGTTATGAATACCCACAACAACCTCAGCGTATACCTAGTCAATCATTTTTTGAAGGCCCGAACGCAGGTCGAGTTCCTCTAGGGTTTCAAATGGTGAATGGTGAAATGGTGCGTGATGATAGTTATCAACCACCAACATTTCCATCGCAAACATTACCTACAAGTACAACTCCTGCTTTAAATCCTACACCACAACCTCCTCAGATGTTTGAACAGCCTATGCAACAACAACCTAGTAATCCTGTAAATACTCAAACTGTGCAACCTAATTTCTTAGGACAGACACCATTTGGACAACCACAGACAGGTCAATACAGTTCTTCTAATCCTTTTGTACAAGCTGCTCAAGCTAATGCTCAAGGTAATTTAGCTGGTGCATTACAAGCAACTGCAGCGAATCGTGTTAATCAACAAACTCCTTTTGGTGGATTACAGTATCAACAGACAGGTACAGATGCACAAGGTAATCCTATTTGGAGTGCTAATCAAACTGTTGCACAACCTTACCAAAACGCAATAAATAGTTTATCAGGGCAAATACAACAAAACTTTGCACAACCTTTTGATACAAGTCAATATCAAAATCAAATGGTAGGAAGTACACCTCAGTTTCAAGGAGTAGGACAAGCACCTAATTTGCAAACATCTGTCCAAGGTACAGGTATGCAAGGATGGGATCAAGCGACTAATCTATTAATGAGTCGTTTAAATCCACAGATTAAGCAACAAAATGAAGCTAGTGATGCAATGTTAGCTAATCAAGGAATAATGCCTGGTTCTGAGGCTTACAATCGTGCTAAAACACAAATAGCACAACAACAAAATGATTTATTAAATCAAGCACAATTAGCTGGTTCACAGATTCAGAATCAAATGTTTAATCAAAATTTAGCTGCAGGAACTTTTGGTAATACAGCACTAGGTAATCAAAACACCATGAATTTGGGTAATACTGCATTTAATAACGCACTTGGACAACAAGGATTTGCAAATCAATTATCAGGAACAGCAGCAAATAATGCAGCAAGACAAGCCAATTTTGGTCAAGGTTTAACTCAATATCAATTACCTACTGCATCATTAGGTTCATTAAGAGCAGCCACAACACCAGGCTATGTTAATCCTTATAACCAAGCAGCCGTTGCAGGGCCTGATTATTTAAGTGCTTATACAAGTCAAAACGCTACAGATATAGCAAGAGCAAACGCTGAAGCAGCACAAAGATCATCTATGTTAAGTGGTTTAGCAGGACTAGGCTCAAGTGCAATCTTAGGTGGAACAGGTGCTAATAGTGCATTAGGTGGATTATTAGGATTAGGTAATCAAGGATTAACTGCATTAGGTAACTCTAGTTTATGGTCATCTTTATTTGGTAATAATGCACCAGCAATAACTGGAGATACTAATTTTTTAAATAGCATTGGTTTAGGTGGCTCAACTTATGGTTCAGGAATAGGTGGTATGCTTACTGATCCTTTAGCAGGCTTGTTTTAAATGAGAATTGATTACGGAGGTGCAGTAATTCCTTGGTACGAAAGACCTCTTGCTGGAGGTTTTAACTACACATGGGAAGAAAAACCACCTGATCCTCCTCCACCTGAAGTTCAGCAATATGTTGCTAATGAGACTTACATTCAAGAAAAGATGCAAGAAGGTAATGGTGGCATAGGAGGATTTTTAACTAATTATATTAATCCTGTTCTTGATACTGCGGCATCAGACCCTATTAAAACTGCAGCTATGTTAGTTGCATCTGTTGTTGCACCTGAGTTAATTCCTATTATTGCTGGTGCTGATACAGCTATAGCAGGTGGAACTCCAGAAGATATACTTAAATCGGCTGCGACTGCGTATGTATCACAGGCAGTAGGTGGTGAGATTAAAGATTTTGTAGGTGGATTAGGTGGTGCAGACATTAGCCTACCATCTGAAACATCTTATGTAGATTTACCTGATGGTGAGTTTTTATTAACTCCAAATGTTCCTCCTCCAGCATTACCAGATGATGCCTCAAGACTAGCTCAAATGTTAAAAGAATTTGAGAATCCTACAGAATTGACAGGGCCAACTATAGATACTGCTGGTAGAGCAACTGTTACTTTAGAAGATGGTGTAATTGATAGTCAAGTACCAGTAATGCCAAGCAATTTACAAGATACTGCTTATTTAGACCCAGGATTAATTGATGTAGCACCTGAAAATGTAACTATTGAAACACTTGAACCTACTCCATATTTTGATGCAAGTCCTACTTTTCCTACTTTAAATGTATCACCTGAGTATGATCCTAATGCTTATTTACCTACTAATTTAGGAGGTTATACAGGTATACCTACTGATTTAGGTGGTCTAGATGTACCATTTAATACAAATGCACCTACTGATTTAAGTGCAGGGGAATTAACAGTATCAGGAACACAAGGTGATACTTTTGACCCTTGGGATAACCCTGAGCCTCCACCATATACACCATTTGAAGAAAACTTTCCGATACAAGAAGAAGTTAAACCTGATACTACAGCAAAAACAAATGCTATAAAATTAGGTAATTTACTTAAATCTTCATTACAGCAATCAGCTTTAACACAGCAAAAATTAAACTTATCAAATGCTCTTAGAGGTTCACAAATGCCACAAACAGCATTACCATCTATTTATAAACAACCAAATCCTTTTAACTTTGGACAACAGAATCAACCTGTGCAAGATACAAACGCACTAGTAAAATTATTGAGGACAGCATAATGGCACAATCTCCCTATCTTGATCAAAATGCACCTGAGATATTGGCTCTTGAAAGACAGAAGAAACTTGCAGATTTATTGCAATCAAGGGCATTAGAACAACCACAAGGACAAATGGTAAGTGGTCGTTATGTTGCACCTAGCATAATACAACAGTTAGCACCCTTAGCTAATGCTTATATGGGTAGAAAAGCAAGCGAAGATGTTGAGAGTAAGCAATCTAAGTTAGCTAATTTAATTCGTGGACAAAATGTAGCTGAAACTAAAGACATTTTAGAAACAATGTATGGCAAGCAAGGGCAAGAAGTCCCTATGGTTGCACCAAGCACAGATGCAGATGCTCAACCTAGTGGATTCTACGGAGATAAGCCAAGCATAGAAATGCAAGGTGGAGTAGCACCTGACAAGATGGGTGCTTTATTGAAGTCATTAAATGCACAAAGCACAGGTGGACAGTCATTAGCACCTACTATTCTTGCTCAATTAAATGCAAAACCTGTATTTCATTCTGTAGCACCAGGTGCATCATTAGTCCAAGAAACTCCATTAGGGGTTAAGCCAGTTTTTACAGTACCTAAAGAAAATGTTGTAACAGGTAATTTAGCTGAAGCTGCTGATTTCTTAGGATTTGGAAAAGACCCATCAAAATGGACTAGTAATCAAAGAAAAGAAATTGATGATTACATGGAAAGAGATGCTAATAGAAGACGCATGAAAATTAGTGTAGGTGATCCAACTGGTACTGTAGGTGGTGGTTTAAATAATAATGGAGTTCCTGTTGGTAAGTTTGATAAGACAGGTCGATACATTTCACCAAAAGGAGAAGTTTTCCCTGCAACTGCTGTAACTGCAGCTAGAACAGAACATGATGCTGCAACAGATTTAGCGTTTAAGTTAAATCAATTAAGTAAAAAAGACATTAAAAATGCTTATGGTTCATTAACGGACTACACAACTTCAAGAGTTGGTAGAATGGCAGGGCCAGAGGACACAATTAATGCTCAAACAAAGATTAATAAC